CTACATTCCCACAGCCCTTTCCCAACCTCGCACCGCTCGTCAAGCTTCTGTGGCCACCAGTGGCTCCTTGCTTGTTGAAGTGAGTGCCAGCGCCGTGGCCCCCTTCGTACTCAACGCCCAGCTTTCAGTTGGTGCTGACGGCAAGGCGCTACCCACTGCGAATACCGGGACCAACGTCACTCTTGACGGTACTATCCCGCTCATTCGTGAAATCGTGCGAATCGGCGGTCGCACTGTCTTGCTGGTTTCATTCGCCTGAGAAAAGCTGACGCATTTCGGTGCGTTTTTACTAAGAGCCTTCAACTTTCGAGTTGGGGGCTTTTTCGTGAAAAAGAAGGGTATAACTACAGTGACCCCAAAGTTTTCGGACTCGCGGGTCAGATTGCTTCGGCAATCTTTGAAGTCAACTTTACACACAAGGAAACATCTATTATGATGAATCATAAAGGTTCCACTCAGAGGTGACTCTGATTGAAAATCGGGTGAATTGCTGGGATACCTTAGTTTTGCTTTTGCAAAATAGGCAATCAGCAGCCAAGGCCCCTAGGGATGGGGGCAAGGTTCAACGACTAACAGCGTACCACTAGAACAGTGATGAGGCTGACACGAGTGCCCGACTCTTTGCTCAGGCAAAGATGATGATATAGTCTGAACTTTACAGAAATGTAGAGAAGTAAAGGATAAAGAGCCTTTACGATAACAAGTTGCTACAACAAACTTATGCAGGTGTGGATTAATTAGGGTCCCAACTTCCAAACAAAGTTGAAAATCGGGTGAATTGCTGGGACACCTTAGTTTTGCTTTTGCAAAATAGGCAATCAGCAGCCAAGGCCCCTAGGGATAGGGGCAAGGTTCAACGACTAGATTAAGTAGCCTAGAACAGGCGAACAATCCACGAGCGCCCGACTCTTTGCTCAAGCAAAGATGATGATATAGTCTGACCTGTATGGAAACATACAGAAGCAAAAGATAAAGAGCTTTTGCGATAACACTGGCCAATCCTCACAACACTCGCACAAGGCTTCATGCTCCCTTTGGTGTAGGGGAAAAGAAATTGGGTGAACTGCGGGAAAGCCTACTTTTGCTTAGCAAAAGGGTCAATCCGCAGCCAAGCTTCCGGTACACCGGAAGAAGGTTCAGAGACTACCTGGGGGATTTAGTTCCCTTAATAACAGGCTAGAGCGCCCAACGTTTTGTAAAGAAACGATAAGATAGTCCGACACTCTGTGTAAGCAGAGAAAACATACTGTCCACCAACATTGCGAATCGATAGGGTTCCACTCAGAGGTGACTCTGATTGAAAATCGGGTGAATTGCTGGGATACCTTAGTTTTGCTTTTGCAAAATAGGCAATCAGCAGCCAAGTTTACTTAGGGTCTCTACTAACTATAGTAGTGTTAAGTAAAAAGGTTCAACGACTAGAAAGTGATCAACCCTGAAATAATCTTTCCACGAGCGCCCGACTCTCCCTTACACTACCAACGGTACATAAAGTTTATCCTCTCCAGACCCCCAAGGAGTTTGACACGAGAACCCGGACACCACATTCACCATATAGTGCCCAAGTGCATGAAGGGTGGAAATGAAGATGGTAACCTAATCAAACTCACCTACAGAGAGCACTACCTGTCTCACTGCCTACTGGCTCTAGCTTTCTCTTCCATAAAGAGGTTAGGCAAAGCTATAAACTCTTTCAAGGAGTCTTCGAAAAACTCCAGAGTGTACGAAACCTTAGCTCATCATAAACACTCGGACGAAACTAGGTTTAAAATTGGCAAATCCAATAAAGGAAAGGCCAGACCCAGGAAAGTTCCAATGTCTGATAAAGAAAGATCCGCTCGTGCAGAATTATGCAAGAACAGAGTGTGGAGTGCAGAATCAAGACAGAAACTTAAAGATAAGGCACTTAGTAAACCAACTATACAATTCGCCTTGCAAGCCGCTAATAGACCCGACCGGGATCGAACAGGCATTAAAAACCCTCGGGCTAATGTCGAAGTTTGGTCTAATTTAGGTTTATTGCATGAAGTTTGGGTTTCTAACGAAAAGTGTGGGGCCAGGAAGCTGTTCCGGCTAACCGGTCTAGGTAATACTTGGCAGTCTCTGCGAACCGTTGTTAAAAAGTTTAAGGAAGATGATGATATAGTCTGATCTTTGCAGAAATGCGAAGAAGTGAAGGATAAAGAGCCTTCACGGTAACAAGTGTTTATCGCACCGGTTGTGGACACCCCTACCCGCGCTGGGAGAATTCTCAGATTTGGGAAGGAACAGTTTGCTATAAACGATTTCCGTCGTGCTTACGGAACTAACATCCCATACGTCCAAAGCCGCTACGACTCTGAGCCTTATGCTCTAGAGCAGGAAGTGGTCGCCTGGGAATTGCCTGAAGAGGTAATTGAAAATGCCGGGGAAGGGCCCGCGCAGGTGGATTATTTTTTACGTGCAATTTCGATCGCAGCGTAGGTCCACTATAAATTGGGTGAATTGCTGGAACCCCCGTGTGGGAAATCAGCAGCCAAGTTTACTACGTCGAATCAGTACTATACTGAAAGTAGTAAAAAGGTTCAACGACTAGATGTTGAGTTTCGACAACAATAACGCATCCACGAGCGCCCAAAGCATTGTATGCCACTACTTAAACAAGTACGAGAAGTGGTATTGGAGTTTAATTGACAAGTACGAGAAGAGAGACCAACTCCCAGACCAATACGAGTGCCATCACCCCATCCCCAAAGAAATTTGGCCAAAAGGGTGGAGAGACTCTTCCGTAATTTGGACTGTTGGAGTTACCTTTAGGGAGCACTTTATACTTCACCTTTTGCTGGTGAAGTCTGGTTTGTCTGGCTCTTGTGCCCTGAAAAGATTTTTAGATCAGTTCGGGCGCGGAAGAAACAAAACCTCTACAGCCACAAATCTTAAGCAGTTTTGGAAAGATTTCATGAACGCCAGGTTTGTCCCCCATAACAAAGGGAAGACAGGACTACCTTACGTCACAGAAAGTTATAAACAAGCTGTAGGTAAAGGCGGAAGAGGGAGGTTGAACAACCCCTCCCTGGTATGCAAGCCTTGGAAAAATAACAAGGCATCAAATGAAACCCTAGAAGTATGGGGCATTGCAGATTACCTTCACTTCCACTACCAGTTCGTCCCTAAAAAGAAAGGTAACAACGGTTGCTGGAGACTAGCAAAAGCAGTCGGCATCCCTCCCTCCACAACTTTGTCAAATATAGTCCAAGCTTTCAACGGAAAACTCAAATCTCTCTGTCCGAACGGGGGAAAGTGGGACCCGAACGAAGATCAAGACTGGATAACTTCCTCAATGTTATGATATAGTCTGAACATTGCCGACAACAAGGTAATGAATCAGCGGATAAAGAGCCGCTGAGTTAACAAATTGCTTCGCGCAATCGAAACCAGGAATGCAATGTCCAGATTGATGAACAGCTACGAGTACACCGTTGCTCAAGCTGTTTCCGTCACCGCGACTTACAACCCTTACGAGCCCTATAACGGAACCGCAGGTTCCCAGACCGGACTCGGTTTCACAACCTGGACAAACTTCAAGACAGCTTACGGCTCCGTTGCTGGAGACGCCGCCTGGTCTGGTGCTACTTCTAACCCAATTGAAGACATCCTAACCCTCAAGCGTGCAGTCGCCAACCAAATCGGTATCCGTCCAAACTCCGCAGTCGTCGGTACTGCCGTGTTTGACCTCTTGCTGACCAACGAGAAGATCCTTGATCGTATCAAGTACACATCCGCAGACAGCGTCGACACTGACGTCATTGCTCGCTACTTCGGTCTTGAGCGTGGCCTACGTGTTGCCGAAGGTCGTTACTTAGCGCAAGATGGAACCCTACAGCCGGTATTCCCAGCTAACGGTATCCTTCTGTTCTACAGCCCTAACGGTCCTTCTGATTCCATCATGCCTGCTGGTGGTGCGAATGCTGCGACTCCTGCCTTCTCTTACACGTATGCTAACAACATCGTTTCTTTTAAACGAGCTGAATGCGTGGTTTGATGGTAACATCAAATTACTCGCCTGATCCGCGAGTCAATGGGGTGAATTGCTGGGAAGCCTACGGCTTCAAACGAGAGTTTGAAACTATGGTAATCAGCAGCGAAGCGTTTTCGGGAGAAAACGAACGTTCAACGACTAACAGCATACCACTAGAACAGTGATGAAGCTGACACGAGCGCCCCACTCCCTAAACCCTCAAAGTTAAAGGGAAGAAGATATAGTCTGATCTTCACAGAAATGTGAAGAAATAAGGGATAAAGAGCCCTTATGATAACACAAATGATCAGCTCACAGGCACCCCAGCCGTCCGTCCCGAATACTACATTCGTGAACGCCGCGTTGTTCGTGCTGAAATCACAATTGAACGTGTGGTTAACCTAGTTGGCCTCGGCGCAACTGGTCTTATCGGTTCTGGCGCTATGATCACCAACATCCTATCCTGATAAGGGAAGGTACTAAGGAGGTGACCCAATGGCAATTCTCAGACCGATTACAAAGTCTCAGTACGAAGTTAGCTTCGTAGCTCCTGACGGACCCACACTAATCGCCACGTTTACAAAATTCAGCGGAATCAAGGATTCCTCAAGTAGCAGTGACTACGCCAATGGTACTGGTAACCGTATTTACAAAGTTGTAGGCCCCAAAAAGGTAGACAACATCTCCCTTTCTGCTCCGTACGATCCCACGATCTTCAAGCAGTTAGAAATTTACTGGTTACAGTATAATTGCAGAGAAATCACAGTTACAGTTACTCCGAAAGACTGTGTTGGAAACGGATCAGCACCCGCTGGCGGCCAATACACTTGCTACGGATGTCAGTTCATGTCTCTTAATACCGCCGATGTTGACCGTGAAAGCGGCAATGTCCAGGAGATTGAGATTCAATTAACCGTGAACTCTTGGGACCGAACCTGATTCACAACTCGAAAAGCCCCCTAACCGGGGCTTTTTTGTGTCCACAAGAGGGTAAAACCTTTGTAAGAATAGACCTTAAGAAGAAATGGCCAAAACTCTATTTTCAAGTGGCGTTGTCGTAACAAGTGAGTGGCTAAATGGTGCAAGGAACATTGTTTTCGACGGCCAAGACCTTGACTGGCACTACGACCCCTTGGGTCTCGACGACCTTGAAAAAACAGGGCCTACAGGCTTAGACAGCCGCTACGTCACACTAACCACTGAGCAACCCACTTTGTCGGGCACCGGTCAACTTCTGTCTGGTATTCCGGTTTCCGGTTCAAAAGTTGTCACAGGGTACTGGGGCTTCGGATTTGACCCCGCTTCAAACCCCACACTCACTCAGAACTATAACAAAGCTCCGCGAAGTTTCCTGACCAACCTTAAGTACAATAACGCCAACGGCATCAGCCCATCCTCAACCAGCCAGAAATTTGCAGCGTTAGCAGACGCAGACCTTGTAACGAAAAAAGTATTGTCCGACCAGTTGAATGCTCTTGTGGTGGACAACGGTACATACTGAACGGAGAATTTAAATGCCACGTTATTCACCGTTACCG